GTCATCTGTACCGTCGTCAGGACCAGCAAGAAACTTTTCAAAGGGTTTCAAGATGTTCCTCAAGTATCTCCATGTCCTTGGTAGGATATAAAGATACTTCGTGCGGTAAAGGTAATTCCGAAAACGAACTATATCACGGAGTTTTAACTTATCCTTGATATAGAACCCGCGTACGGAATCTCCTGAAAAGAAATCACCACCACAACTCTCTCTAAAAGGACCGGAGATAAAACTCTTTTCCTTATTAATAGAGAATCCACAATGCGCCAGCACCTCATAAAGGAGCGAAGCTGCATTGGATGGTATGATAATGTCATCTCCGTAAACTGAGACATCTTTAGTCGGTAACCCCATTTCCTTACTGCAAGCATAAGCTAAGCAGTAAAAGATTAAGGTTTCTAACTCAAAGGTGAATCCATTACCCATGGCGCAGAACTTATGGTAGTTATACCATACTCCGTCTATACGATACGATTTTGATCGTGTCGTATCGAGGAGGTCGAACCAGTCGAAAGGCAGTAAGTCGATCACTGCTCTCCAACTGATCAGATCAGATGCGCTGGATAAATCAATGGTAGCGAGCGATCCATCCATACTTGACCTACGGGCCAAATACCGATGTTTCTCCTGACCTCGATCTAAATCGATGCCAGTTCGCTTCAGTTTTGAACGGATAAGCTTGCCAATGCTCTTTTGTAAAAGAACATTTATGGTCGGACCGATAGCAATTGGTCTTTCCGTAAGGGCAGTCTTAGGTACGAATGAGAGGCGGTCGCCAGGCACAACACTGAGTACATCGCGTATGCGATTTGCATCAGTATGGGCAATCCCGTGAAGGGACAGCCAACCTGGACAGCTCTGAAGATACTTAATAGCTATCTCAGTCGCCTCGGGTGTCACATCAAGTGCACCACTTAGTTTATAGTAAGCGTTGGTCTTCCTCTTAACAGAGAAAGCAGCACCCGGGCCAAACTCAAACGAGAGCTTATGAATTGATGGCACATTACCAAGTATAGCAGCAATTTTTCGCTGAGCGGTTAAAAGAACCGACTCTAGAGCACCCGAACTAAAAGGTTCGGAGCTACTAGCGAGGTTATGTGTCATACATTTCTCCTCACAAAGGATAAATGTCTTCATAGC